GCTGAGATCGAACGTCGTGCAAACGAATCAAATCAATCATATGTGAATTGTCAAGGTGCTCCGGCTACTGAAAAGTAGTCGGGGATTTTTCTATCATACCTAAAAATTAAGCGCTTACGTTTTTTGCGCTGTTTTTCTGGTCTGCGGAGTGTTTTTATCCATTGTGACAGATACACGTTTCAACTTTCCTGTCATGTAGTCGGTATATCGTTCACAGAATTTAAACTTTCCATTATTGGCTTCTTCAACCCACATGATATCATCCTCCTTATACGGACCATTCCGGCAGAATCACCGAGATGGTTTCTTTTTTGGTTGCGCCGGCGCAAGTGCCGGGAAAAATAAGTACAAAAATAACAGCCAGCGCGAACAAAGGTTCCGCTTGCATGGCTGCCCCGAAGATGATACAATATTTTTGCTGAAAATAGTGTGCATCTTCGGATGTGCCCGCCGCTCTAGTGCTGGTAACACTAGGGCGGTTTTTCTTTTATTTAATTATTCTTCATCTTCTTCAAACTCTTCGATTGAATAGATGGGTTCATATGGAACTTGCATATCCACCGATTGCCTGTATTCTTCAGCTAACATTGTGGAATTAAATTCCGCAGTGGGATCAATACTTGAAACTAATTTTTCGAGTTCAGTAATATCTATTTTGAAAAATTCTTTTCGCATATTAACTTTATTAAGCCTCTTTTCGTTTAATGTTTCATGAAGCTTCTTTTCCAGTCCGACAGCATCTTCTGAGAAAATAAAACTATGTACATCAAATTTAAAGGGCACACTGGCACTGCCAAGCTCATTTACACGATCCTGTGGATCTAACCGGCGTGTCATTCCAATTTTGAAAACATCCTGGCCGAACGAACCTAAATTACTAATGATATAAACATTACCAGCTTTTCCATTCTGAAGGTTTACAATTTCATCCTTTTTGATGATTATATCAGAGAGCTGCTTTTGCAGATCAAGAATTCGGGTATGAAGTTGTTCTTTATCAGAAGCTGAAGTTGATTCTGAAAGGGCGACTGTTAATTTATCTATTTCGGTCTTAAACTTACTCTCTTCTTTCTCAACTTTCTTACGCTCTGCCTCTAACGCTTTTCGTTCCTCTGCTTCTTGGCGCATTTGTTCTTTAAGAGCTAATTGCTCCTGTTTTGCTTGTTCTTTGCGAACATAGTAATTGTATTCGATTTTTACGGCATTGATAAATAAATACTCCAATTCCCCGATGAACTTAGTAAGAGTACCTGCTATACTTTGGTTCCCTTCACCTGCAATCTTTAAGTATTTAGAAGAAATAGAACGGATATTTTCAATGGAACTATCTAATTTATCATATTTCAAATTATACAAAACGTTTTGCAGTTCAGCTTTCAAAGCAATAACCATAAGAGAGTATATAGATTTATTAGCCTTGGTTGTGTAACGAGCTTCATAAAGATCCATTAATCGGTCAATCTGTTTTGCGTTTTCTCTATATGCCTTGCGAAGATCTTTTACATCCATGCAATGTAATTTTAAAATGACAGATGGAACTAATTCTTCTAAATCTTCCTTATCATGAGGATTTAATCTGCAGTTGTTATAAGAAACATCAGACACAAGAAATGTATCAAGTGCATATTCGATGCTCTGGTACAACTCTTTGGAACGCGCAATTTTATTACGCTGAGATGTAACTTGTTTCTCCAATTTCTGAGATTGTTCAGAAAGCGTGGATAAGTCATCATGTTGTTTTGAAAGAGTAATGTTGTTACCGGCAATTTCTGAGTTCATGCGGTCAAGGTGCTCTTTCACCTGCCAGTATTCATCTGCATGTAAATCTTGTAATTTTTGCTTTAGAGCTTCGTTTTCGGCTTTTATTTTTCCTACTCTAAAGATATCAAATAATCCCATATCGCCCTCCGGTTTTTATGATGATATTCTCAATTCAATTAATCTTTTGTGGTATCCGGTCATCCTGGATATTTGGTCAATAGTAAAATCTCTGTATTCATCCAGAAACGAATCTGGAAGTAGCAGCTCCATAGCGAAAAGATTTGCTTCCAGTTCAAATTTATCTGTATTAAACTGGGTACGTGTATCCATAAAAATAGCATTAGCTTTTTTATGCAGAAACATGTGCCCGAGTTCATGAGCAAGAACAAAACGTTGTTCAGCTTCAGATAAACGTTCATCCAGATAAATAATATTGTTACGTTGGAAATACTGGTAGAATCCGCGCACACCCTCTAATGGATAATGAACCAATATCACATTCATACCTTTAATCATTTCAAAAGGATCGCGAGTCTGGTATTTCCTGACAAGTTGTGAAACTCGTCTTTTTATGCACATAGGCATCAGTCCTTTTTATATTTCTTAGGCGTATATTTTTCTTTGTTCTTTTTCTTTGCCATTTCCATTCCAATCTGCATAGCAGCAAGGATAGAATCCACTGCTTCAGGAGAAGCAGGATCACCGTCAAACATCAGTCCTTCCTGTGAGAGCAGTTGCTCTCTGGTATGTTCAATGATTTTCTCAATGTCACGCTCATCTTTTGCATTTAATTGAGGCTTAGGAGAGTCTACATCTTTTCCTGTCATTAAATAATCAATTGTTACCCCAAAATAATCAGCTATTTTTTGTAAAGTTTTTGTAGTAGGTGTACTTCGACCAGATTTCCAATTGCTTAGGGCAGTCTGGGTTACACCAGCTTCTTTAGCGACTTTGTAAGGGGTAACACCATTTTTTTGTAGAAGCTGTTCAAATACTTCATACATAAATTGTGCTCCTTTCACAAAGATAGCATACTTACGCAAAAGTTAGTAAAAACACTTGACTACTAACGAAAAAAGATGTATTATCTACTTACGCAAACGAAAGTAAGCGCAAAATAAAATACTTTCGATGTGGTATGCTTTCTTTTTTAAAATGTAGTGGTTTTATGATTGAAAGTATATCACAGCTCGAAAGTATTTGCAAGGGATATACTTTCGATAGGAGGTGTAAAATTGTACGAAAAATATAAATCCCTATTAGACAAAACAAACAAAACATCTTATCAAGTATCAAAAGAAACCGGAATTAGTCAAACGGCTTTTTCAAATTGGAAAACCAAAAGATCTGAACCAGGGCTAGAAAGCCTCAGGAAGTTGGCGGACTACTTCAATGTACCGATTGAATATTTTCTGGAGAAGTAACCGGAAAGGAGATGAGGAAGATAGAGAATACAGCATTGCTGATAAATTTATTTACAACGCTGTTGAATTCGATAGCAATAATATGCCTTGCACTTAGCATGAGAAGGTAACGGGAGGTAAGTAAAAGATGGTTTACACAGAATCCATACGTGGATATCCGTACATGAAAAAAGAGCAACTTGCAAAAGAATTTCAGATCAGTACCGGAACCGTAAGAACGAGACTGTTTGAAATTGAAGATGAAATCAAAACAGGGCGTTATAACGATTATGCCATTATCCGGGATGGAAACATTGTCCTGATCAACGTTCTGGTATTCATTGATTATCTTACTTATCGGCGTCAGCTCCTGGATCGCAATGCCAGAAAGTATGCTCCGGCATTTCATCCGGAAAAGCTGGTGCAGATGATCGGTTGGAGCAACCGGGCTGTTGTGGAAGGAGAGACTGGGAATGAAGCGTAACATAATCATATCTGTCATCATAGGCACCCTTGCTACATACCTACCGTTCTGGCAGTGGGACGGACTGCAGGTTGCAGGAGCAATGGCATTATCAATGCTTGCATGGATGCTGATACAGGGCACAGAGCCGGAAGGGAAGAGAACATGAGTTTAGAAAAAATGATAGATGAGTTATATGAGCTTTCGAAGAAAGCTATAGCAAGCGGAATCCATGTAAGTTTCGAAATAGGATTAGCTGGATATCCATGCCGGGTTTGGGTGGAAGAACCTTCAGAAAGCAAAATGACTACTTATGATATCTATCGCGAAGAAGTAATGATGAAAGAATCCGTTAAAAACTACGAAGCAGCCAGGGCGCATCTTACCCAGTTGGTGAAAGAAAATGGATCCTGAAGAGTGGGAGCTCATCAGGATCCGGTGTCCAATGGACAAAAACAGTTTATCACCCTTTTATTGTAGAAGGGTAGAAAGGAAAAGTCAATGATTAAAGTTGAGAAAAAGGGAAATGTAACGAAGGCAACAGTAGAGGGAAACACATCCGTGCTGGTTGATGAATTTCAGACTGTATTACATGCACTGTATCATATGCTTGATAAGAGCATTAAAGAGTCAGAAAGTATAACCCCACGGGATCTTATGCATTCAATGGTAGAAGATGTGGTGCAGAAAGAAAGCGAGATGAATAAGGCATGAGAAACAGACTTACAATTGCTAATCCAAATGGAGTAGGATACCGGATCCCTGGCTGCAGGGCTTCTTCTCTTCGGTTGGAGTGGCAGCAGGAGCAGACGGTACTGTTTGGAACAGTGGCAGACCGTTTGGGTGAGTATGAAGACCTTGGATCTATAGAAGAATTACGTGAATTAAAGAAAGGAAGATAAGGATGAAATTAAACAGATTAGTATCTACTTCGGGAATGGACCATGCAACCTGGCTGGAATACCGTAAAAAAGGAATCGGTGGATCAGATGCGGGCAGTATCTGTGGCTTAAATCCATATGCAACCGCGATTTCCGTTTACCAGGATAAAACCCAGGAAGAGGTAACTGAGAAAGAAGACAACGAGTCCATGAGACAGGGACGCGACCTGGAGGAGTATGTAGCACGCAGGTTTATGGAAGAGACCGGAAAGAAAGTGCGCCGTGCAAATTCTATTTTTTACATGGAAGAAAATCCTTTTATGCTGGCCAACGTAGACCGGCTGATTGTAGGAGAGAACGCGGGACTGGAGTGTAAAACAGCTTCCGCCTATTCTGCAGATAAATGGAAAGATGGACATATTCCGGAATCCTATGAAATCCAGTGCCACCACTATATGGCTGTGACCGGAGCTGATGCCTGGTATATTGCCTGTGTGATCCTTGGAAGGGAGTTTGTCTGGCGCAAGATTGAGCGTGATGAGGGCATTATCCAGATGCTGATCACAGTGGAGACGGATTTTTGGAATAACAACGTGCTTGCCAGAAAAATGCCTGTTCCAGATGGCAGTGAGGCTGCTGAAAAGATCTTATCAGAATATTATGGAAAGTCAGATCCGGAGAAAGTCATTCCGCTGATCGGGTTCGACGAAAAGCTGAAACGAAGATCAGAGATCCTGGAACTTCAGGATAAGCTGGACCAGGAAAAGAAGCAGATTGAGCAGGAAGTTAAGCTTTTTATGGAAGATGCGGAGAAGGCTGATTCCGATAAATATTCAATTACATGGAAATCCATAGTATCGAGCCGGGTAGATTCGAAAAAGCTGAAGGCAGATCATCCGGATATCTATAAGGAATATGCCAAAGAGTCATCCAGCAGAAGATTTACTGTAAAAGAGATTGCATAACAGGAGGCAGAGAGAATGGGAGTAAAAGATGCGTTAGCAGAGAAAACAGGAAATAAAGGGGAAGTAAAGCTTACCAAGTCCATGAGCATTGCGGACATGATCAAGGCCATGAAGCCGGAGATTGAGAAAGCCCTTCCGAAGGTAATCACCCCGGAACGTTTTACCAGAATGGCGTTATCTGCCTTAAATACCACTCCGAAGCTACAGGAGTGCAGCCAGATGTCTTTCCTTGGCGCGCTTATGAATGCGGCACAGCTCGGTCTGGAACCAAACACACCGTTGGGACAAGCATATCTGATTCCATATAAGAATCATGGGAAACTGGAATGCCAGTTCCAGATCGGATATAAAGGTCTGATCGACATGGTTTACCGCAATGACAACATTCAGACTGTACAGGCCCAGTGTGTTTATGAGAATGATGTGTTTGAGTATGAATTGGGACTGGAGCCAAAACTGGTACATAAACCGGCTATTAAGGACAAAGGGGAAATGCTTTTGGTGTATGCGCTTTGGAAAGCAAAGAACGGCGGATATGGTTTCGAAGTGATGAGTAAAGAAGATATTGACAATCATGCCAGAAGATTCAGCCAGAGCTTTGCTAGCAGCTTTAGTCCCTGGAAAACGAATTATGAAGAAATGGCAAAGAAAACCGTTATTAAGAAATGTCTGAAATACGCACCTCTAAAATCTGACTTTGTCATGCAGCTTTCCAATGATGAGAGTGTGAAGACCGAGCTCAGTGTAGATATGTCCGAGGTGGCAAACGAACAGGAGCCGATTGATGCTGATTACCAGGAAGTATCCCAGGAGGCTCCAGATGGTACAGAAACTGCAGAAGCCGTAAACAACCAGGGCACAGCAGAATAAACAGCAAGTGGTGCTTCCTATCATGGAAATGCGTCATTATATATCACAATACGTTGATACCTGGCAGTACCTGTTCATGCTGCCAGGTAGGAAAGGAGTAAGAAATGCAGCATATTGACATGGAAAAATTCGCAAATGGTGCGTTTACGGAACAGATCAACAGGGAGCTGAAGAAGGTGACGGAGAACATCCAGGATCCGAACACAGACGCAACTGCCAAGCGGAGGATCACTGTTGTGATCGAATTTAAGCCGAATGAGGCAAGGAATTTTGTTACTACGGGAGTACAGGCAAAATCCACCCTGGCACCGGCTCTTGGAGCTGTGACAGCCCTCAGCATGGGCAAAAACATCCGTACAAATGAAGTGGAGGCTGTTGAGATTGGCAGCCAGATCCCAGGCCAGATGACCATTGAGGAGGTAACGGATTCCTTTGATGAGAGGGAAAAAACACCGCGCCAGGTTGATCCTTCCACTGGGGAGATCATTGAACAGGCGGAACATTCAGACAATGTAATTGATTTAAGAGCTAGACAGGCATAAGGAGGAAGAAAGATGATCAAAGAAGCAATCAAGTACATCACAGATTTAAAAGCAGAAGCAATGGAACCGAAAGTTGTCACGATTGCAGGCAAGACCTATTGTGATAAGGACCTGAGCAGATATGACGATGAACCTATGGCGGAGCCAATTGAGGCGTCCAACTTAAGCAGCATGATTGATTATATCTTGAGCTGCACCAAGGAACTCAGAGAGTCCATGATCATTCATGTGATAAGTCCGACAAAAGTAGAACTGTATTCCGGTCTGAATGCAGAGAGAAAAAGAGAGCGCCTGTTTGTGTGCAGGGCTGAGACTCCACGCTTCCGCTATGATGAGTGGTACGATCAGGAGCGTTTTCTCATTGAAATGCAGGCAAACTTTGAAGAGAACACTGATCTGGAAGCTATCCTGAAAGTATCTGGAAATGTTGAGGCAAAAACAACAGCCAATTATGGTGATGACGGCGTTACCCAGAAGACAACCATTAAGCAGGGGATTGCATCAAAAGCAGATGTTCTGGTTCCGAATCCGGTTACCCTTATCCCATACAGGACCTTCCTGGAAGTGAAGCAGCCGGAAAGTGAGTTTGTTTTCCGTATCAAGGACGCTGGTGGTGCTCCGGTATTCAAGATCGTAGAAGCCGAAGGTGGTCTCTGGAAGAATGTTGCAATGAAAGAAATTCGAGATTATTTTGTGCGCAACCTTGAGAGCGAGGAAGATCTTTACAAGCGTTTAACTATTATCGCGTGATAGAACGCTTCCCTGGTCTTAAACAGGCTGGGGAAGTGGAAAGGAAGACTTATATTTATGACAGCAATTTGTTTCACAGTGCCTGGCAAGCCTCAGGGAAAAGCCAGAGCACGTACTTACTATAACGCCAAGAAAAAGGCTATGAGCAGCACAACACCGGATAAAACGGTCCTGTATGAGAACTTTATTGCCACCCGGTATATGGAGGCTGCAGGAGAGCAGCGATTCTCAGATGGAGCCTATATCAAAGCGAGAATCCAGGCTTTTTATGAGATTCCCAAGAGCAGTTCAAAGGTGAAAAAGACAGCCATGCTCAGCGGGGAGCTACTTCCTACAAAGAAGCCCGATATTGACAACATCGTAAAAGCTGTTCTGGATGCCCTTAATGAGGTGGCATACCGGGATGATACACAGGTCGTGGAGCTGCAGGTAAGAAAGCAGTACAGCGAAAGACCAAGACTGGAGATCTGTCTGGAAGAACTGGAGGCTTAATCATATATGGCAAGGCGGAAACAGGAAGGAAATCGCTTTTTTCGCCTGGATGTGGATTTCTTCTCAGACAAGAAGGTAAAGATCCTGAAAGCGCGTTATGGGGCTGACGGGGTTACCTTATATCTGTATATCCTATGTGAGATATACAAAGCTGGATATTATTTAAAGATTGATGAGGATTTTGAGTTCATTGTCTCAGATGATCTGAGCATGGACAGCAATAAGGTGAAGCAGGTCTTGAACTTCTTATTGGAACGGTCACTGTTTGATAACACACTTTTTCAGTCGGACAAGGTCTTGACCTCTGCCGGAATACAGCGGAGATATCAGGCAATGGTAAAAGCCAGGGCACTGAAAAATCCGATCACAGTAGAGGGTTTCTGGCTCCTTTCGGAAGAAGAAACGGAGACCTTTATTAAAGTGAACCCTTCTTTAAATAATTCCGAGAATAATCCCGATAATTCCAGGAAAAATGAAGATAATTCCGAGAAAAATGATACAAAAGGAAAGGAAAAGAAAGGAGAGTATATATATACGGCTCCGCCGGGTACATACTTTGAAGATTCTTCTCTGAATGATGCCTTCCTGTTATTCCTGAAGGTAAGACAGAACAATGGAGACAGTCTGACGAAAGAACAGGTACAGCTTCTGCGGGAAGAACTTCTGTCCATGTCTGACAAACCAGAGGAGCTGACTGCCATTGTAAAGAAATCTGCTATGAACGGATGGAAGAGCTTCTACCCTCTGAAAAAAGCAAGAACCAGGAAGACAGAAGCAAAGGGCAGTAAGAACCGATTCAATAACTTTCCACAGAGGGAATATGACTTTGAGGAATATGAAAAACAGCTGTTAAAGAAAAGCCAGGAGGGACAGAACAGAGTTAATGAATGATTTACAGATATTAGAAAAGCCTGGCTCACAAATGTACTGTAGGGATTGTTATTGCAAGACCTGCTTGCGCTGGTGGTCTGACAGATGTGTGTATGGAAAATGCTGGGACGATTTTAGAGCAAAAGAAAACCCGTACAATAAAATATTCCCGGATAAACCGCCGCGTACTGGCTGGAGTAACTGGAATAAACCAGGAGAGCAGGAGCATTGGTGTAGGGGAGGTGCTTTTTATCCAGAGCGCAAGTGTGAGCACTATGTTGAATATACTGGCTGCACTATAGAAGATTGTATAGCTGCTCCTATACAGCTATTCCAAGATGGATTTTTGATTTGTACCCTAAAAGATTCTATTGGATGCGAAGCATGTATTGCCCGAGAGGAAGGAAAGAAGATTAATGATTACGCTTGTGAATTTATGACGGACACAGGATGTGAGCGGATGTTTACCGCGAAAAGCCTGATCCTACAGTCAATAATGGAAGGTAACGATATGGAGCCTTGCAGAGAGCAATGCTGCATGGGATGTAAAGCAATATGCGGATTCCGCTGCGGACAAGCGACATAAAGTAAACGAAAGGAGCCAGCCTCCGGCCGGGGCAATGGTATACCGGGCTTCTTGGAAAGAAAATGATTCATGGAGAATTAATTGTGGACAATTTTGCCGGTGGCGGCGGTGCATCTACAGGTATTGAGCTGGCAACGGGATATAGCGTTGACATAGCAATCAACCATGATCCTGAAGCTATTCGGATGCATAAAACCAACCATCCTAACACGAAACATTACTGCGAGGATGTATGGCAAGTGGATCCCGTAGAAGCCTGCAATGGACATCCGGTAGGACTTGCATGGTTCTCACCAGATTGCAAGCATTTCAGTAAAGCCAAAGGTGGAAAACCAAAGGACAAATTCATCCGCGGGCTTGCCTGGGTAGCATGCCGCTGGGCGGGGCTTGTAAGACCCAGGGTAATAATGTTAGAGAACGTAGAAGAATTTAAAACCTGGGGACCACTTAACAGGAGAAAACATCCGATCAAGTCCAAGCAGGGAAAGACATTTGAGAAATTTGTGCAGCAGCTTACAGACCTTGGCTATGAGGTGCAATTTCAAGAGCTGATAGCAGCAGATTATGGTGCGCCGACCATGCGAAAGAGATTCTTTCTGATTGCACGGTGTGATGGCAAGCCGATTGTGTGGCCAGAGCCGACACATGGGGCAGCGGACAGCGAACAGGTGAAGAATGGCAGCCTAAAACCTTATGTTGGTGCATATACCCAGATAGACTTCAGCAGGCCGTGTCCTTCAATTTTTGATACATCCGAAGAAATCAAAGAGAAATACGGTATTCGGGCAGTGCGTCCACTGGCACCTAAGACAATGGCGAGGATTGCGAGAGGACTGAAAAAGTTTGTGCTTGAGAATCCAGAGCCGTTTATCATTCAGTGTAATCATGGTGGAGAGAGAAGGCCTAATGACATCAGAGAGCCAATGCCGACCATAACAGGGAAGCATGGATATGGAATTGTGGAGCCGTATATAGTTCAAATTGGACAGACAGGTTTTGCAGCAGACAGAAGCAAAGATGTACGGGATCCGCTGACTACTATTGTAAGTAAAAATGAGCATTGCCTTATAAGCCCTCTACTTATACAGTACCATTCTGAAACGTTAAAGGACGAAGTCCGAGGGCAGACCATTGCAGATCCGGTAATGACGGTTGACAGCTCAAACAGATACGGACTGGTAACCTCGTTTCTGAGCAAATTCTATAAATCCGGTACAGGACAAGATGTTCGTGAACCGCTGCACACTATAACAACATCAGCTGGACATTTTGGAGAAGCGAGAGCTTTTTTGATTAAATATTACGGCTCAGGCACAGGCCAAGACATAAAGGAACCACTTGACACAGTTACGGCGCAGGATAGATTTGGGCTTGTGGAAATAGACGGAACTGAATACCAAATTGCGGATATTGGCCTGAGAATGTTAGAACCAAGTGAACTTTACGGCTGTCAAGGATTTCCGGAAGATTACATTATAGACCACGATTACACGGGTAAGACATATCCGAGAAGTGAACAAGTCAGAAGGTGCGGGAATGCAGTATGTCCTCCGATACCGGCGGCCTTGGTAAAAAGCAATCTACCAGAACTTTGTGTAGCCACCCGAAATCCTATCTGCAGAAATGACCGCATGAAGGAAGAAACCACAGGACAATTAAGATTTGCGTAGGAAGGAGAGATGCTTAAGATGGATATGCCAAAATACAAAACCTGTAAACACAGTACCGGCAGAGTGGGGAAACTGATCGTATACGTCCACCCGACCTGCCCGAGGCTGTCAATGATAAAAGGCACCTTGTGCAGCAGTAAGATCCGCTGCAGGGAGTGCAGGAGCTGGGAGGTAAAAAAATATGAGATTGATTGATGCGGATCTATTAACCCAAAAAGTAAAAGGTTGGTTAAATACAGATTCCAATTCAGATAGCATAATGATAGATGCTAACGAAAGTGTTGCATGTGTACTCAGGGAAATCGAAGAGCAGCCAACCGCCTATGATGTGGACAAGGTGGTGGAGCAACTGAATGAATTAAAAGAATATGATGTATGTGCGAACATTTCTTGTGAAACGTGTAGCTATACAGGCCAATGCTGGGAGGGTGAAAGAGGACAAAAGGTTGCAATAGATAGAGCAGTAGAAATTGCAAAAGGTGGTGGGATTGAATGGTAGATGTAATCGTTGCAATGGGCGTTGGCGTACTGATCGGAGCCTTTGGCGTGATCGCCTGGCTCCTGCATGATTAAAAACAGAGGTGTAAAATGAATAAAGAAAAATACAAGGATCCCACAGCTGAATATGCGATAGCTGAAGCTGAGAAATGGGAGCGGCAGCAGAAGCAGCTGGAAGAGAAGCATGGAATCAAAAGAGGGGATGTTATTCAGATCATACAAACCAGTTATGCTTCTGGTGACGGGAAAATCATCACCAAAAAGGTGAAAGCCAGGATAAAAGCATTATATCCTCATGTAGTGCAATTACAATTACCAAACGGCATAACCAGATCACCTACATACTGGGAACTGGAACGACTGAAAGCAGGAGGTGGTACCGATGGACAAGGACATTCTGGAACAATACCTGGAGATAAAAGGGGAAATCCGTGACCTGAAAGAACGGATAGACCGGGATCAGCACAGGCTGGAAAGAATCAAAGCAGAAGGTGTTGTATCAGACACAGTCAGAGGCACAAGAAAAGATGGAACCATAGGGCCAATTAAGATAACCGGTTATCCCCTTCCGGAAGCAGACCAGGTGAAGAACATGATAAAAAAGAGGGTGTTAAAGCTACATATCCTGGAAGATGAGCTGCAGGAGGCTGTAAATGCAGTGGATGATTTTATTGAGAAAATCCCAAAGAGTGATCTGAGAATGATGTTTCGCTTTTATTATCTGGATGACATGACCTGGGCAGCAGTAGCCATTAATATGAATTACCGTTTTCCGAAACGGCGGATTAAATATACAGAAGATAATTGCCGGATTCGCCATGACAGATATTTGAAAGATAATTTAGGAAAATTATAAAATGTTCGGTCATGTTCGCTTTTTCTATGGTACTATTTAGACTGGGATTGGTGAAAAGATTTCATAAAGCTCCTTATTAAATGATTGACAAGTGCCGCAACGCTGTCTGTGTACTTCGAGGGTAGGAAAACAGAAAAATGTTGCAGACGTAAATAAAAATGTGGTTCAGAGAAAAGAACACAGAAACCTCCAAGTGATTGATACAGCGGCACGTATGGATCACAAATTCGGAACACCTCCCCGATCGGGAGGGAGCATGAGCCGTTAAGCCGAGCCGCAGGTTCGAGTCCTGGTGTTCCGATTAGCTCCTCATAATATTATTCCTAGAAAGACATCTGACTATTAATGGTTGGGTGTCTTTTTGAGGTACGTATTAAAAATTTATATTGCAATATTATTTATGATTTTGTAATATAAATAAAAAAGGTGCGTGAAGAAAATGCCAGAGGAATTAATTAACTTATTAGAGTCGATAGTAGTTGGATTATTAACTGGAATTGTAACAGGAGTCATTGTTACTAGATTTTATAGAAAAAAGGATGAAGCAATAGAGAAAAGCAAATATATTAATTCATTGATTAAATATATTCACAAGCTTCGAAACGTGATGTTTTTTCCGGGAGGTGATATACCTGACGAATACATTGAAGATATTTACAAGTTTGTAGACTGTAATAATCGTCCAGAAAAATATAATTGGATAAATTTTTCAGAAGAAGAGGAAATTGTGGTAAAAGCTGCAATTAAAGTTTGTGATAGCATTGCTTATAAGGCATTTGAATGCCGTATGAGAATGGGCTGGATGAATAGGAAAAATTATCCAGAAGAACATAAAGGAGATTTAGGAAAAAGTATATTAGAACTAAAATGCGATATATTTGTAATGAGTCAAGAGCTTACAAAATATGAAAATGATTTGATTCAATACAATAAAAAATATATATCACAATAATAAAATATAGATATTAACAGAGGCAGTTCTTCGGAGCTGCTTTTTCTATGCCAATTTTCGTACAGCGTGCACAGCACCAGCCGTTATTTCTTGCATACGGTCACCTCCTTTCATGATTGACGGCGGCAATCGGCTGTCGTGGATGGTGCTGGCAGGACTGTATTTTATTATATTTTTGAAAGAAGGTGAGCCTGAGTGACAAAAAAACAGAAGAGATTTGTGGAAGAGTATCTGATTGACCTGAATGCTACCCAGGCCGCCATAAGAGCCGGATACAAGGCGAAAAATGGTCAGAGAGCCTCTGAAATCGGACATGAGCTACTCCAGAAAACCCAAGTTTCAGAAGCAATCTCAGAGGCAATCGCAGAAAGATCCAAAAGAACCGGAATCAATGCTGACCGTGTTCTTCTGGAACTGGCCAGAATTGCATTTGTAAATGCAGATGATGTAATCAATGCAAAAGACGCAACACTAAAAGAAGATGCCTCCAGGGACGATCTGGCAGCTATACAGTCTGTGAAAGTAAAATCCTTTGGAGAAGATGGCATAGAAAGAGAAATCAAGCTTGCAGACAAACTGAAAGCCCTGGATATGCTTGGACGCCATCTGGCAATGTGGAATGACAGGCTTCAGCTCAGCGGTATGGAAGAAGAAAAATCAAAACTGGACAGCCTGATCAAGCAGATCAGCGGAGGCGGATAATGAGCAGCATGGATCTTGTGCTGTCTGAAAAATACAAAGCATTTTTGAAATGCCAGACACCGGTGGAGTTCCTGGAAGGTACCACGGCAGCAGGAAAGACTACAGTAGGAATTTTTAAGTTCATGCTGAAGGTAGCCCAGAGCCCGAAAAAGCTTCATATCCTGGCAGCAGACGACACAGGAACAGCAGAGAAAAACATTATCAACAAAGACCTTGGAATCCTGGACGATTTCGGAAGCCTGGTAGAGTACAACGGATCTGGCACCAAGGATGACAAGATTCCGCATATTCTTTTCCATACTTCATCCGGGGACAAAACCATATACGTTTTGGGATATGGAAACAAGAAAAAATGGAAGAAAGCCCTTGGCGGTCAGTATGGATGCCTGTACATCGATGAGATCAACACGGCAGATATTGACTTTGTCCGTGAAGCTTCCATGCGCTGTGATTATCTCATGGCAACCTTAAACCCGGATGATCCCAGCCTGGATGTGTATAAAGAGTATATCAACTGCAGCCGCCCGCTTCCTGAATGGGAAGAGGACACGCCACAGGAGATCAAAGACGAATTAAAAGAAGAACCAAAGCCCGGCTGGGTTCACTGGTTCTTTTCTTTTGACGATAATGCAGGGCTTCCGGAAGAAAAGAAAGACCAGATCATCCGGAACACCCCGAAAGGAACAAAGATCTATAAGAACAAGATCTTAGGCCTCAGAGGAAAAGCAACCGGACTGATCTTCCCGAACTTCAGCCGAAAGAAACATGTAGTATCTGAGAAATGGGTAAAAGCCCAGATGGCAGCAGGCAAAATAAAATTCAAAAAGTTTACCTGCGGTCTGGATACTTCGTACTCTTCAAAATCCCCGGATACAATTGCAATGGTATTCCAGGGCATTACGACAGATAGAAGGCTGATCACCCTGGCTGAGAAAGTTTACAGTAACAAAGATCTGGATCAGCCTCTTGCTCCATCCGATACAGCAGTAAAATTTGTTGAGTTCTTGGAAAAATGCCGTAAGGACTGGGGCTTTGCAAGGGAAACCTTTATTGACTGCGCAGATGCGGCTACGATCACAGAACTGCGGAAATACAAGCGCCTGAACGGATGCCTGTACAACTTTGTGGAATCCTACAAAAAAGTAGAAATTCTGGACAGAATCAAGCTTCAACTTGGCTGGATCCAGCAGGGCTGCTATCTGGTAGTGGATACCTGTACAAATCATATTTCAGAGATGGAGAAATATTCCTGGGATGAAGATAAAGACATTCCGGAAGATAGAAATGACCATACGATCAACTCCCAGCAGTACGGATGGATTCCATACCGTGACTTGATTGGATTTGAGGAGGAACAGAAAAGGTGAAATGGATGGAAAGATTAAATGAAAACATAAAAAAGACGGTCCGGAGCTGGCTGAATGTTCTTCCGGCGAACCCTTTTAACTTTCAGATCAATGAGATGATGGATTTCGAAGGACACGCAATTCTGAACCGTATCTGGTACAGGGGTGACGGAAACGAGCTGGAACAGATCTATCAGCAGAATGCAGAATTTGCAGACAGACACAAGTTCTGGGCAAGCAGATCAACCCCTGGAATGGACATGCGGAAGATTCATACTGGTCTCCCGGGGCTGACTGTTAAAGTTCTTTCTTTCACTGTTCTGCCGGACATGAACGAATTTGAATTTGAACAGCCGGCGCAGGAACAGCTGTGGAAAGAAATTGAGAAAGATAATAAATTTTATAAAAAGATTGAAAGCGCCCTCAAAGAAACACTGTTTATCGGAGATGGCGCTTTTAAAGTGGCAATAGATACAACAATCAGTGATTATCCGATACTGGAGTGGTATCCGGGGGAAAGGGTTGAATTTGTCTACCAGAGAGACCGAATCAGGGAAATCGTATTCAAGACACCATACAAAGAAAAAGGAAAAGTGTATGTTCTGAATGAGCGTTATGGCTATGGCTATATTATCAATGAGCTGTATCTTGACGGCAGACTGGTCGATATTAAATCTATAAAAGCCACTGAGAATCTGACAGACATTAAATTTGATGATTCGGTCATGCTGGCTGAACCATTTATGATTTATGAGTCTACCAGATATGAAGGCAGAGGCGGCAGCATATTCGATGGAAAGCTCGACAGCTATGATTCACTGGATGAGACATGGTCCCAGTGGATGGATGCCTTAAGAGCCGGAAGAGCAAAGACCTATATTCCGGAATGCCTGGTTCCACATGATCCTGAAACAGGGATGCTGATAAAACCGAATCCGTTCGACAACCGCTATTTTGCAGCAGAAGGAGATATGCGAGAGGGTCAGAAGAATCAGGTCGTTACGGACCAGCCGGTTATTCCTCATGACAGTTATATGGCATCATACATTACAGCCCTGGATCTGTGCCTGCAGGGAGTGATCAGTCCGTCTACACTGGGGATTGACACAAAGAAGCTGGATAATGCAGAAGCACAGAGGGAAAAAGAAAAGACAACCCTGTACACCAGGAACGCAATTGTAAAGGCATTGCAGGAAGTTCTTCCGGGAGTTGTTTCAATGTGTATCAATGCAGACAATATCCTGCATAACAAGAGCATTGAAGAAGTAAAGGTCAACATTCCGTTTGGAGAATATGCAAACCCGTCATTCGAAAGCCAGGTAGAGACAGTTGCCAAAGCGAAACAGGGTGGCATTATGAGCATTGAACGATGTGTTGAAGAACTGTATGGAGATACACTGGACGATCACTGCAAAGAAGAAGAAATAGCCAGATTAAAGGCAGAGCAGGGCATCCAGGACGTGGATGAACCAGGAGTGAACCTGGAGGCTGGAAACTTTAAGATTGACCTGGAAGGTGGTGGAGATAATGAAAGTAAAGGTGGCAAACAGAATATACCGGATGAACCGAAAGAAGTACCAGGAGTTTCTGGAAGTAGCAAAGGGGCAGGTACCGATGGGCGTGTACGCTCTGGAAAAGAATGATTATGCTGAGCTTAGAAATGATGCCTGTACCAGCAAAACAAAGCTTAAAGACATGATCCGAATATTCAAAAGCCAGGGCTTTAAGGTATATGCAAACGGGAGGTAACCGCAGATGCCGAAGCTTAACACCGTCTACGACATTGGAGCTGCCTTTGAAGCCATAGAAAATGAGCTTATATCTTCCATGATCCGTAATATGCGCCGGCACAAGCTGGAAGAGATCGATGAAGATAAACAATGGGCTATGTGGCAGGCACTGCAGCTGAAATCCCTGGAAAAGTACAAGAAGGACAACCAGAAGAAGTATGGCAAGCAGTTCAAGGATATCAATGCACAGATCAAAACACTGATATCCCTGTCCAGATCTGAAGGCGAGATGGCACAGGAGATTGCAATCTTGGAAGCTATCAGAAATGGATTTCCTGCTAAACGTATTTCCAAAGGGGCAACAGCTGAGTTCTTCAAGGTAAATGACAGAAAGCTGGAAACCCTGATTAACGCTACCATGAACGATATGCAGAAGGCTGAGATTGCTGTCCTTCGAATGGCAAATGACCAGTACCGCAAAGTGATTTACAATGCTCAGGTATATGCAAACACAGGAGCTGGTACCTATGAGAAAGCTGTTGATATGGCTACAGAGGATTTTGTAAAGGCTGGCTTGAATTGCGTGCAGTATGCCAACGGTGCAAGACACACGCTTGCTGATTATGCGGATATGGCAATCAGAACAGCCAGCAAAAGGGCATACCTGCAAGGAGAAGGCCAGAAGCGCCAGGAATGGGGAATATCTACAGTGATTATGAATAAGCGCGGAAATCCCTGTCCGAAATGCTTGCCTTTTGTGGGAAAGGTGCTGGTTGATGATGTGTGGAGCAATGGTCCGAAGGACGGAAAGTCACCGGTTACCGGAATCAAGTATCCACTCATGAGCAAGGCTATAGCCGCAGGTCTGTACCATCCGCGCTGTAAAGATAGCCACACTACATATTTCGAAGGAATCAGCACCCCGCCAGAGAAGAGTAGGTATACCAAAGCGGAGTTGAATGAACTGGTACGGAAGCAGGAACAGGAAAACCGGCAGCAGTACGCAAAGAGGCAGGAAAAGAAGTTTGGTAGGCTGGCAGAATTTTCTCTGGATCCGGAGAACCAGAAGAGATACGAAACTAGAAGACGCGAATGGAATGTAGAAGCACATCCGCCTTTTAAACCTGCTCAAACAATGGAGGAGGCACAACAGTATGCGCAACAGTTTTGCAAAGAGAGTATGTTGGATAGAGTCTTCAAAGGTAAGGCTGATTACAAGGGCATATCCTTGGAAAATGCAAACAGCATCAATGAAGGACTGAATGACATATATAGCGCGTATGATATTCCGAAAATCAATGGAGTAAAAACGATTGATCCAAAATCAGCAAAAGGAAAGAAAATCTTTACGAGTGAAGACGCGGTGATGGCTTATTCTCCAGTTGAAAACGGAATTTATATCAACAAAGCGGTACTGAAGAATGAAAAGACCCTGGATGACTATAACAAGAAGTCAAAAGAAGCCTGGGAAGTGGTAATGGATAACATAGATACACTTGAAGGAAACAAACGAGAACTTGCAGAACGCTATAAAGCAGCTGGGCGAAGCCTCATAGGAGACGGATCAGCAAAAGATTATATTACGCACGAGATGGGACATCACATCCAGTGGCAACTTTTTGATGCAAAAACTATAAACGAGATAGGTGAGGATGCCAAAAAGTATGCTGGTAAGATATCTGGTTATGCGACAGCAAGCAAAACAGAGTATTTTGCAGAAAGCTTCGCGGCATACATGAAAGGGCAAACCGATATTTTAGATCCTAAGTTTGTAAATTTTTTGGATAAAAAAGCTATTGTAAAAAAGGCACGTAATGGTATAATGAAGAAAAACGAGGATACACTAAAGATGGATTTGCAATTATTTGCTGAAAGCGATATTAAAAATCAAGAATCCGGCTCATTAAAACGTGCAATTCGAAAATACCAGAAAAGAATAAAAGAACATGAAAATAAGCTGGAAAATCCTGCACTCTATTGTTCAGACTGGAATGATAAAATGACCTGTGAACAGGAAGGCTTGAAACGCCATTGGAAAAAGGAAATCCGCAATTTCAACCAGGCAATAGAGGATAGAGTTAATGAATTGATGGAAAGGGGCGATTATAATGACTGATGCATTAACAAGAGAAGGAATTAAATATATGATCGCACGATTGCTGGAAAATGCAAATGAAGCGGCAGAAGAAAGTAAAGCAAACAAAGATGATGCATATTGTGCCGGACGCAAGGTTGCATACTATGAAATGCTTGATATATTAAAAACTGAATTGGATATCAAGGAACAGGATTTAAAAGAGTTTGGACTTGATATTGATTTAGAGAATAAAATTGCATAAAATAAAATACCACCAGTCAGAAACGGCTAGTGGTATTTTTATACTTAAAAATATCAATACAGTTATAAAAACAATGATAGCACGCCATAAGACGTGTTATTTTTGTGCTTATTTTTAAGAAAGAGAGGATAAAGAACATGAAATTTTCAGAAGCATTCAAAATGATGAAGCAAGACATAGGAATGAAGCTTCCATCATGGGATGGATATTGGTGGTGGGATGAGGAGTCAAAAACAATTCTCATGTACACAAAAGACGGAAATTGTATGGATATCCGGGAAACCCAGGTTGTTGAGTATACGCTTCAAAACATCATGTCAGATGAATGGATTCCAGCGAATGGGCAGAATTGTCCGATTCTGGGAGGAAAGGCAACCTTTAGTTTTAGTGAAGCTATCAAGTATCTGAAACGTGGCATGAAAGTAGCACGTGAAGGGTGGAACGGAAAGAAACAGTACATTCAGCTTGCTACTGGTATTTCATATAGGACAGCAGCTGGTAGGATTATAAACTGTGAGCATGAAGCGATTGGAAATAAAGCAATCGCATTTGTGGGAACATCAGGCGTTCAGATGGGATGGCTTGCATCACAGGCGGATATGCTGGCAGATGATTGGGTAATTGTGGAGGAATAACAACATGGAGAATGAAGAATTTCTGAGATTATGTAAAGCAAAAGTTGCAGAGTATACCAATAGTCACATGGATGTTACAGACCGGCAGCAGGTGACTGTACATGATGTGTATGTGGTATGGAGCTGTAAGACTTTGCAGAATAACAAGGCACTGCTTAGCACTACGGTACCAGATGGCATGTACTATGAGCTGACATATAACGGTGATAAGAATGAACTGTATATGGATGCCTATAAGAAGTTTGAAAACAGATGTTTCAAAATGTAGGAGGAAGAAAATGAAAAGAAGAGCAACAAAGCGTATTGCAGCATTAATGGCAATTGTAATCCTGGTATGCTTCGCGGCTACGGGTTGCACAGAAGCTGATCAGGTGAGTGCGAATATTTCACAGGAGGCAGATAACTTCAATGTAACCAGAAAACTTACTGTTTTGAATGCCAGAACAGATACAATCCTGTTGGAATTGACTGGAACATTTGCACTGAAGAATAACTCTTCAAATGAACTGGAAGTAATTATTGAGAC